ATTATTTTTGACAAATAATCAAAATATTTTTAGGGCAAATCAAAAAGCGTTGATAATCAATCTGATAACCCAGCTTTCCCGCATATGCGGCGTAAACCTGGCACAGCGGGAAAGCCTCAGTTATATAAAATTAAACTCAACAATCACTAACTCGCAATTATCGAGCGTCTCTTTTGCTTTTGATGCGTCGAAGCCTGAAATGAACTTTTCATAATCATCCATTCTTTTTTTCATTGTTTCGATGGTTTCAGAAACATCGTGAAGCATTGGCTTTGATGTCATGTAAAGCCCTTTTTGCAAAAGGCTTTCATCAACATACTGGTTTACAGCAACCAGAACTTTAAATATTTTTTTCATGATAAAATTTATTTAACCATGCTTTCCCGCCAATCGCTTCTAAGCGGCGCACAGCGGGAAAGCCGCAGTTAGCCTAAAAATAGCGCCGGTTTAGGATTTTGGGCACTTCCCTTTCGGCGTGTGCCTCGCTCGTCCATGCCGGCGCTATGTGCTTTGTGAGCCTCCCCCGTAAGTTTCGGCCCGTTTTTCTGCTTTCAAGTGTGAAATAACCTGCACAATCGCCTGCAATACATCGCGGGCATGGTCAAGCAGCAAAATTGACTGCTTGTATTCAGCGTCCGCCATTTGCTCGTTATTCAGCAGCGTTTCAATGTCCACGCTCGCCCGCGCCTCTGCCTTTGCCGCGCTGTCGCCTTCTCCGATGTATCCCCACTTAGCCCTGTTGTACGCTGTCCTGCGCTGAAATTCAGTTTCGTTCTTTTGCCGGTACAACTGCCCAACCTCAACCGAAAACTCAAAAAGCAGCGGGGCAAACGTTGTTTGGTACCAAAGTAACTTCTCCAGGTTCGCCGGATCAGGCTTCATTCCTTTGAAGGCTTGCACCCCATCGGCTATTCGTTCGGCTGTGGACTTGTCGCTCATTCAAATAGCGTTTGTTGATTTTCTGCAATTGTCGCCGGGGTTGACTTCGTGCCTTTCCCTATCGAAAAAATGCCGGGTTTTTCCCGAATCAAAAGCCCTGCATTGACCATGCGCGAAAGAATACCACCCAAATGCTTCGCTCCGTTGTAAAAATACTCATGGCCATACATTTCGACAATTTCCTTTTTTGTGATTTTGCCGCCGCGCTGCTGTGCGTCTTTCAGGATTTTCTTTTGCTGTACCGTGAGCGCCATTGTTCAGGATTTTAAAATTTCAAACCACTTAATAAAATCATCAGTTGACCGGGCAACGAAATAAACGCCCTTTGCCCGTTCAATTTCCTGCCGTCGCGCTTCTTGGTGTTCACTCATTTTGTCCTTACCAGCCTTGACTTCGATAACAACGAATTTTCCCCGGATACAGGCCCAAATGTCTGGCAAACCCTTTTCGGTATTTCCGCCCCGGTGAATCTTCTTTGCTTCATCCCAAACCCCTACGTTGTTCACCCTATACGCTACGCAGCCAAATTGCATATTTATTACCCGCAAAATGTTTCTGGTGATCTGGTTGGCAGTTTCCGGCTGCGCCTTCTTTGCCGGCGGCTTTGCTGCTGCTTTTGTCCAATTTTCAAAGCCTCTGCTCATTTGCGTTTCTTTCTTTGATATATTCGTCGCAATCTTCTTTCGTTTCAAAAATTGGGTCGTAAAGATGTTTCGCTCCGCGCCGTTTCACTCGGCAAGCCTTTCTAACTCGTGAAGGATATTCGATTGCTGCGATAAAAACGTACTTACTTTTCATATCGTTTCAATTTGATACGCCGCAGGCTCAACTTGCAGCCATTGGCAAATTTTCAAAAATGATTTGTTCGACAAGCCTTTGCGAACTTCCGCCCGGTGTACCGTGCAATGCCCTACGCCAATTTCCGCAGCCGCTTCCCTGGTTGTCAGCCGGTTTTTTATTTGCCGCTTGGTGTTAACGTCGGCAGCGAGTTTGTCAGCATCGTATTTCATGCGGTAAATATAAAACAATGTTTTCAGATTGCAAAGTAAATTGTAAAAAAACCGCCGGACAAAGCGCCCGGCGGTCAGTATGAAAATGAAGAAAAATGGCTACATCATTTCAACCTCTGACAGTTGGTCGAACAATTCGCGGGGCTTGGTTTGCAGAAAACGCTTTTCTGCTTCCTTGCAGTTTGCCACCGCCTGTTTGAAATACGAATCCTTCAACTCGATTCCGATGCCAAAGCGCCCCATAGAAACGGGCGAAAACACCTCGCTACCTACGCCCATAAACGGGGTTAAAACGACTTCGCCGGGATTGCTGTAAAGTTCGACAATACGATCAATTACGTCAAGTTGCAAGGGGTGAACATGGCGCTCATCATCATCTTCCCGCGCATCGCGGAACGGCAAAACCTCGTCGATCCGAATATCATCCCAAACCGATGAGGCGTAACGCTGCCAAATGATGTGCGACAACTTATTTTCGCGTTGATCTCCGTCAAATCCGGAATACTTGCGCTGTAATGCCTTGAAAGACTCATTCACATAAACGTCATAGGCTTCGTCGAAACTGCCGGACGTTGGAAATTCAGACAGCGGCAAACCGTACTTTGAAAGGTGTTCAGGAAGGAAGGGGCGCAACCCAGCGTAGTGGGTAAGTCCGAACGGGTGTGTAACATCCTTTTCACGGTTGCCTTCTTTTTTGAATATGAGAATGTAATCAGGCATGGCGGTGTAGCAATCCTGCGAATTTTCAACGATGAATTTGTGCATCAGGCTTTGAACCATTGTGCGAAGCCGAACCTTAAGCGGCTCTTTCCATATCGTTATTTTGTTCATACGCTTCAATCCGTACTTTTTGTGAATTTCCTCAATCTCGTGCGGGTAGTCGAATTGACTACCGTCTTTATTCATCAGGTCAGTACAATGCACGGCGCAAATACTGCCAGGTTTCAAGGTACGGGCAAGTTCGCGGGCAATAAAGTCGTACATAGACAAAGCATCTTCCCAGTTTTCGCAGTTAGAAAAATCGCGTTCATCACTGGAATAATTGAACAGACCCAGGAACGGCGGCGAAAAAACTTGCAAGTCAACGGAATTATCAGGTAGGGTGCTGACAACATCCATGCAATCCGCGTTGTAAATCGCGTATTTATCGGTGATAACCTGTTGTTTAATTTTGGATTCCATTTTTTCAATTCACTTTTGTAAGAATGAAGGAAGGTTGATTGTTTGATCGAATGCCCGCTTTTGCACGTCGTAGGACTTGTTGAGGTTTGCGTTGAGCATGGAAAAAAGATTCGATGCCTTTTCCGCTTTCGCCTCAATCGCTTGCAGTATCCTCACTTGCCCGTCTGAAATTACCCGGTCAATTGTTACCTCGCGTGTTTGTCCGAAACGATAAAAGCGGCGGACAAGTTGGTAGTATTGCTCAAATGAAAAACCGGGAAATGTGACGGCGTGGTTGCAGTGCTGCCAGTTCAAACCCCATGCGGTAATTTTCGGTTTCGTAATCAGTTTTTTGATTTGGCCGTCTGCAAACGCTTTCAAGATTTCTTCTTTCTTTTCGATGCTCATTCCGCCCCGGATTTCAACCGCACTTCTGTCAAGCCTTGCCACCGTTTCCGCTTCTTCATTGAGGTTACACCAGTACACAGTGCATTCATGCGCCGAGCCAAGTTCAACAGCCTTTTCTGCCCGCTTTTCGATTGTTGCCTTGCGTTCAGCGTGGATTTCCGGCATGGTTCGCGCCACTTGGTTGAACATCGAAAATTGACCGTTAATAACAAGCGGCGCATCATTTGTAACGATGTGGTCATTTTCAATCAGTGCCGGTAAAATGTGGCGTTCGTCTGAAAATCCCAGGTCGGACGGTTTTCGCGCTGAAATGCTCCACCCGCTTACCCACTGAAAAAACGCCTCTGTCGCGTGTCCTTTCAAACGCCATTTAACCCCGATCCCGTTGGGGCTAATCGTATCGGCGTTGTTGGTAAAGAACTTGGTTAGCATATCCATGTGGCCCAAATACCCCAATGCCTCGCTACTTGTTCCCAACTCTACGTAATCGTTTGGCGAAGGGGTAGCGGTAGCAAGAAAACGGTATTGCATTTTGCGCATAAGCCCAAAAACGTTTGCGGTAGTTGCAGCTTTGAAGTCTTTAAGGCAACTGCTTTCGTCACAAATAATGCAATCGAAATCGGCAGGGTTGAAGTAGTGCAAACGTTCGTAATTGCAAATGATGATTTTGCCGGTAAAATTTCCGTCTCTTGAATATTCAACGTCATCAATTCCGAATTTTTCGGCCTCTTTGATGAACTGAAAAGCAACGGATAGCGGCGTCGGGATAAGTACCGGCCTATTAGTGTGCCGGACGTAATTCGCAGCAATGACCAATTCAATGAGCGTTTTGCCAAGTCCGGTATCAAGGTAGGTTGCACACCTGCCTTTTTGTATCGCGTATTCTGCGACATACTTTTGAAAGTCAAACATCCCAGGAACAGAAAGCACAGGTTTAATACCGTGATCGCTTGCCCTGTGGCGCTTTGCTTCGATGAATTTTTGGTAATCTTCCATTTTTCACATTTTAATGATGCACAAAGATAAAACAATGTTTTAAATAATCGCAACACCTTTGCACAAATAAATTTTCACCTCACCAATGAAACCATCCTGCACGACCTTGCCGGCCTTAACCCACCCCTCAAAAACCGTTTCCGCTTCCCGATCTTCGCATTTCAAGGCCCGGATAATTTCTCTTAAAAATGAAAAACGGACGGCACGGTTTAAGCGTCGGCAGGAAGTCAGGGCTGTTTCTAATTGCGCTTCGCGTGGATCGGCGGGTTTGGATTTTTTCTTGCTCATTTTTCAATATGGCTAAAAATATGAGCAATTACATCAACTATCCATCCGTTGCCCATGCAGCGGTATCGCTGCGAATCGCTTACGGATGCTGTGTAATTATCCGGCAACGTGAAAAGGCGTTCTACTTCGATAGGTGTTAAGCGGCGATACCCGCCTAAATGATTGTTGTTTTCCCAACTGTTTGCCGAAACAGACGGCGTTTTGCCGTTTAGCGCCCTTTGTCCGCCGGCATTGTTACCGCGTGGTGTTTGCTCAATGAAAATTACATCCATGTCGGAATGGTTGCCAGCAGAATTTCCGCCAGCAGTGAAGCATCCCGCTTTACCCTGATTCTGCGACAATGTTCCATCAGCGGCGATTTTAAGAAAATCGCCGTTCCAATTCGCCGTATTCCGATTGGTTACGCAATACGACTTTTCCCCGTTCAATTGCGTATATTTACCTTGCGTGGCAAGCATTCTTTCCAGTCTTTTTCCGCTCAAATAATACTTCTTACCAACTTCATCAAGCTGCAAAATGTCTTTCAGCAAAATCCCCTTGTCTTTCGGCTGCGAAATCATTGAAACTACATCGCCAAACAAATTGAAAGGCTGCGCTTTTATGTTTGTCCAAAACAGCCTCCGCCGATTTTGTGCGCTTACCAATGCGCCGTTAATTTCAATCAGATCAACGCCCAGGTATTTGGAAATGACCATCTGATGTTCACGCTTCATCGGCACATTTTCAAGCAGGAAAATTACATCGGCGTTTGTTTTTCTGATTTCGTTCAGTATGCGGACATACTCAAAAAACAGGGCGCTGCGCGGGTCATTAAAATTCAACCCTTTGCCGGCAAAAGAAAATCCCTGACAAGGTGATCCGCCAATCAGCAAATCTATTTTTGGAAGGTCGGCTGCATAAACATTGCAAACGTCTCCGACTTGCTGAATATCCGGCCAATTCGCTTTTGATACTTGCATCGCAAACTTGTCTATCTCCGATGCAAAATAGTTATCAACCGGAATGCCCGCTCGCTCCAACGCGATGCGCCCACATGAAATGCCGTCAAAAAGAGATAGGATGTTCATTTTTTAAGTTGTGCAAATTCGGATAACTGTCGCCTTTCGTTCATTCCGGCTAATCGCCGGAACGGCGTAAGGCTTTGAGTTAGCCGCTATTAGATAAACACGTCAGAGCCAACACGGGTACTGACCATGTTGAATTTACTGCGTGTTGCTTCGCCAAGGTCAACACCCGCTCGCATGGCGAGAATATCGAGGTAAGTAACAATATCAGCAAACTCGTCAGCCAAATCTTGCCGGGCCTCTTCCAGCGTGTAGTCCCCGCGCTGCACTTTTTTTATCAGGTTTGCCGCCTCGCCAAGTTCCCCGGTTACTGCATTGCACCATTCCGCAAGGCTCCAATCTGAACCGTCTGGCTGCGAATGCGCGGGTTGCCCCTTTGCGTTTTTGAATTGTGGAAGACGGCGAATATTGGCGTCTCTTAATGTTTGAAAGTCCATGTTTTAGTAAGTTATTTTGTGAAAATAAGCGGCTAACCCTGCTTGCCCGTACACCGACCGCTAAGCGCGGCGCGGCGTACAAGCCGCAGTTATTTTAAAATTTTTATTTCATTCCCGGTCACGTCGTAAAGCCCGCGCCGGAATTGGTTTTCAAAAAGGAATATCTTCCTCGTTTCTTCCCCGCATCGAAGCGCCTTCCGGCAGTGCGGCACTTGCCCCGGATTGTGGCGCTGTTGCCGGAAATTGACTTGACGGCTTTTCATCCAAATCCCTGAAAAGCGCATAAAATTCATCAAAACCGCACATTACAGAAATGCCCGATCTTCCGTGCCGATTCTTGCCGATTATCAGTTCAGCGACACCGGCCAGGCTATTGCCTTCTTCATCCTCGGTAATCTGGTAATATTCCGGACGGTATGGAAAAAGAATTATATCCGCATCGTTTTCAATCGCGCCTGACTCCCGAAGGTCTGACATTTGCGGACGTTTTGACCCGCCGCGTACCTCAACGGCCCTGCTCAACTGTGCCAGGGCAATGACCGGCACCTCCAATTCTTTTGCCAATGCCTTCAATCCGCCCGAAATTTGAGCAATTTCCCGCTCACGGTTGCCTCTTTGGTCTTCGCCGCCCCGCATTAATTGCAAGTAATCAACGATCACCGCCCCGATGTTGTGCTTCATTTTCAGCCGTCGTGCGGCGGCTCTTAGTTCGATAACCGACATGGCCGGCGTGTCTTCGATGTAGATCGGCATTTCGTCCACAACTGGTTGAGCCTCGCACATACGGCGAAAGTCATCCTGCGTAAGTTTTCCGTTCCTTGCCATTTGGCCGTTAACCTTCCCTTCCATGCAAACCAAGCGCTGAACCAATTGCGCTTTTGACATTTCCAGGCTGAAAAACGCTACCCCGGTACCGGCTTTTGCCGATCCTTTGGCAATTGTCAGGGCAAGCGCGGTTTTTCCCATCGCCGGACGGCCCGCAATAATTACCAGGTCCGGCGAACGCCACCCGCCCGTTTCTTTGTCAAGCGCCCGAATCCCGGACGGGATACCGATGCACTCGCCGGTGTATTGCATGGCGCGTTCGGCCTCCATGATGACGCTCGTGGTAATGTCCCGGACGTGTTGCGCTGACTTTGCCTTCCGATGCCCGATTTTGAACAGGTTAATTTCTGTCTTTTCGAGCAGGGCAAAGGCGTCTGTCGCATCTTCGTAAGCATCGCGGATGGTTTCAGTAGCAGCGACAATTAACTGCCTTTGTATGTGCTTTTGCGCAAGGATGCGGGCATGGTATTCGATGTTTGCGCTGGATGCTACCTGATGCGAAAGTTCAACAAGGTAATACCCACCGTCAACCGTTTCAATCGTTCCATCCTTTCGCATCTGCTCTGTTACGGTAAGCAGGTCGATAGGGCTTTGCGCCTCGAAAAGCCGAATGATTGCCCGGTAGATGTTTTGGTGCGGGTTTAGGTAAAATGTTTCCGGCGTAAGAAGGTCGGCAACCATCATCAACGCGTCACGCTCGAGCATGAGAGCGCCTAAAACGGCCCCCTCAAGCGGTATCGCCTGTGGCTGAACCTTGCCAAACACGTAATTCGACAGGTCGGCAGTTTTTGCGTGTCCGTTTCCGTTTCCGTTTCGGCGGTATGTTGCTTGATCTTCCATTTTCAATAAATTTTATCGGTGGCAAAATACACCGCATGAATATTGTTCGTCTCCTGCGTCGTAATACTCCGAAAGGTCGCCGAACAGGTTGTTTTTCTCAATCGCTATAAATTCAGCCATTTTTGGCATATTACTCCTGATTCTGAAATACTTATTCCGTTTGTCCTGTACGTTTTCCTCCAGCCTCCTAACTTTCTCAATTTCATCTGGCACAAGATGAACCATTGCGGCAAACTCTTTTTTCGATTTAAACGGACAGAAATAGCACCCACCCCTTTGCATATATGCCGGAAAATTAGGCTCCATCTGATTTGCCCTCAAAAGGTTAATGCACATTTCTCGGGTTAACCCATCTTCCTGCAACGGGCAAACGTAGTTCACATTTGCAAGCAGCCCAAAATTACCTTCCCTTTCTTCGTCTGCATTAAGGCCAATCATCAATGTGCATCCGCCCTTATCCGCCAAAAACGCATCCATAGGCGCAATCTTAAAAAGGCGAGTGCAGTACCTTTCGCGCTTTCCAGGTAGAAACGCACTGCGCAAAGCGTAAGCCTCAACGCTATCTACCTTTTCCCCCAAACAATCTACATTTGCCCGGATTCGGATTAATCTAAAATCGCCTTCATGGATTTCGATTAATCGTTTTTCTACTTCATCTAATTTCGCATACATCGCTGCGTGTTCGCTTCCCGTGTCTGTAAACACAGCCGTCGCACCTTTGCCGTATAAAAGAGCCATTGTTCGGCTCTCAACCCCACCAGAAAAAGCGATATATTTGTTCATTTTCAGTAAATTGCATTTTTTGGTCGTTCGTAAACAGGTTTCTCTGTATTGCCAGGTTGCCCCGGCTTTGCCTGCTTCCATGTGCTGTGCTGCTCGTTTCTAAACCATGCCTGCAAACGGGCATTGAGTTGGCCAAATGTATCGCGCTGCCTGTTGTGGTCAACTGCCCAGCAGCAAAAGTCTTTCACTATTTCGACCTGCTTCGACGCGTCGTATTTTTTGCCCCTGCCGTTTTCCAAAATGCCAACGCTCCACTCGTTCGGCCAATCCGTGTAAAATTCGCGCAGGGCGGATTCGAGTTGTACCGGCGTTTCAGCGTTTGGCCGGTCGCCAAGTCCGATGCGGTTTGTGGGCGGCTGCGTGACGGGGGCGGGCGGAACAATGTCAAAAACCGGAATGTCCGGGTGTGCGGCGTCGTGGATTTCGACCAGCGTCGGTCCGGCCCCGGCGCAAGAATCATTCTCTACGTTTTTTTCGGCTTCTAAGGATGAAAGTTCGGCGGTAGAGGGAGAGTTTTTTTCGTTTTGCTCTCTCTCTAACTCTCCCTTTACCTCTCCTTTATTCTCTACCTTAATATTGTTGCCGTTTTTTGCGGCTTCAAGTTGCCGGAATTTACCGCTACTGTCTCTCGTATTTTGCGGCAACTTGTGGC